TTGTTCTCCTTGCACTCCCTGTTCTCCTTGTGGTCCTGTATCTCCTTGAATACCTTGTTCTCCTTTTTCACCTTGAACACCTTGTTCACCTTGCGGTCCTGTTTCACCTTGCTCTCCTTTTGCTCCTCTAGGAATAACAAAGTTAAAAACTGCTGCACTTGATGTCCCACTATTTGTTACTTGTGCATCTGTTCCTGGCTCTCCAGTAGTAGTTGTTCCTACTTGAATAGTTGCAGCACTTCCTCCACTTTGTGCATTTAGTTTTCCATTACTATCAATCGTTAAATTATCTCCAACAATTATTCCACCTAGTGAAGTTGTTGAAGCAATTGGTAAATCATTATATTTATAATTAGTTGATTTTCTAACTAAGTAATTTCCACTGTCTATTTTTAAAATAATATCATCTGTACTTGTTAAATTTTTTGGAACAGAAAAGGTTATATAATTACTACTTCCTCCATCATATTTCAACTTTAATTTAACAGTTCCATTTGTATAGAAATAAGAGATTGGAGGATTATAATTTATAATTCCATCATTTATTTCTAATACATTTGTTGTTTTTGTAGTTCCATTTTGCAATGTAAATTCCAAATAAGGATTTGTTACTGTTTCAGTTCTTATAATGATTTGAATTTCATTTGTACAGTTACCTTCGTTTGAATATCCTAAAGTATTATTAATTAAATCTATATTTGCTATATTTCTGATAGTATCACCTTCAATCTTTTGTATTTACAGTGTAAACCTGTATATCTCTCCCCTACTCTATCGTGCAAAGCCTTATTTTATAAGGGTTTATTAACTATTTCTAAAAATTAATTATCACTTAAAATAGGGTAGGGGATTGACATTTTTATGTAAAGTATAGTTATTGACTAATCTTCATCAACACTACTCTACATTCGTATGTTCCAGTAGGACCAGAACCACCATCATTATGTGTTGTAAGTGTTATATGGTTCGCAAATAGTTGTCCACTTATAGTAAATGAACCAGCAACACCAGCACCAAAAGCCCATGCACCATTACCTGAATACTTAGTTTCTGCCGAAATGACTACACAGTTATCTTTATTAAATCCGCCAGGATAACTTATTGTTGTTGAACCTCTACCATCTGTCATACTTAAACTACCACTTGCAACTGTGAACTTATCATCAATTTCTTGTTTACTATAAACCTCATGTTTGCATTTGCTCCCACAATATCCATATAAATTTTCTGCCATTATTCTTCCTCCTATCTAATTGAATTACCAATCTTCATATTTTGCACTTTCTTGTTTTAGTTTTAATTCTTCTTCTCTAAACTTTGCCACTAAAGGATCTTTAGTGTATTTACCTTTTGTCCAGTTATTTAACAAGTATTGTTGTTGTGCTGGATTTGGTGGTTGATATTTTGTATATACTTCTTTAACTCTTTTTGCTGGGTTTCCCTCTTCATCTAATTGAATTACCATTTTCTCTTCTGTGTATTCATATCCCATAGCAGTCTTATAAGTAATCTTTTCTAGTTCCTCGATTGCCTTCTCCCTGCCATCTTTGATACACTCCGATAATTCTAAAATCTCACTTTTATGTTTATAGTATGTTGATTGAGCAATTCCTAAATGTTTAATGATTTGCTTTTCTGAATAACCTTCACTGGCAAGTTTTTTTATTTCATCTTTCTTTGATAAAAGATAATCTTTATTACTTTTTCTTCCTCTTTTTTTAGGTGTCTTTTCTGCCATAATTCATCACTCTAAATTATTTCAATTTGAATAGCATCAATTTCTCTACCATAAATACCAGCCATACCATTAACAGAATCGTTAATGTCAAACTTAGTTATCCAGCCTAACCATCTTCCTGCTGCTACAATATTTCCATATTCATCTTTTCGTTCTTTTATATGAACTCTATATCTAGCAGTACCTTTTGTTGACTTAATAGCAATACCATCAATTGGCTTTCCTAGAATACCAGCAAAATCATCTCCACTAGATTTTTCTATCTGTCTATCAGTTATCATACCTAACCATTTTCCATTGATAGTATGAACTTGATAGATTAGATTTCCTGCTGCTTCTACTGTTCCTACTGTATTACCTCTAAAGCCACTAATAGGTTTACCATAAACTCCAGCATATCCATCTGAATCAACATTGTTGTAATTAGTGATATCACTCCACCACTTACCACCAGCATATACTTGATATTTTACATTAATCTTTTTGTTTTCACTATTTGAAGCATTTAATTTATTTTCAACCATTTTAATAAATCTATTCCAACCCATATCTAATGTTCTATGTGGACAATATTTACCTGAATAATCTTGGTGTTTTGTTACTTTGTCAATTCCCCAATTGTATCTCTTTAAAATATCAACAATTAGATCAACTGCATTTTGTTCTGCTTTAATAAATCTTTCTCCACCTGATTTAGAGTAGCAAATTTCAATTGCTATACCTTCTCTATTTCCTTTTCCATTCCCACCGTCTCCAGCATGCCAGCCATTCCTATTTTCAGGAAGTCCTTGTACTACTTCTTTATCATCTACTGCATAATGGAAAGATGTTTCATCATTATTTCTAGTCATATATGCTATCTCATTTCTAGCAGTAGCATCATTTGCAGTGTTATGTACTACTATTCTAGTAGGTGTCATACTATAAGGACATTTAATATTGTACTTGCTTTCTGGAACTATCTTTTTAATTATATTCATTTCCTTCACTCTCCTTTACTATTTGAAGCATTTTGAATAAAAAAAGATAATACATAAAATCAAAAAACTTTATATATTATCCTCCTTTCTAATACTATTATATTAAAATAAAATATTTTTTACTCAAAATCGTTCATTTTTTCTCTTAATTTTCTTAAAATCCTTTTAATTTTTCTTGATATACTTCCTTGCTTAATGTTTAATATTTTTGCTAATTCATATTGTTTAATTCTCTTACAGTCTATACCATAGTAAGTTTTAATAAGAAATTTATCTTTTTCATTTAGGCTCTCAATTTCTTTATAAAGTACTTCATATTGTTCTTTTTCTATTAGCATTTTTTCTATTCTTTGAGTCTCATCTTCAATGAAATTACTAAACTCTAATTCATCTTTATCATCATTGTTATAGACATAATCATAAGAAAGTGTATTTTTGTTTGATTTATTTTTAACACTATTTTCTTTTCTTATTTGTAAGAATATTTCATTTCTAACACATCTATAGAGATATGTTGAAGGTGCAAAGCCTTTGGTTTCATCATAAGTCTTAACACCTTTGATTAATCCAATCATTCCTACATCATAGTAGTCCTCTTTCTTTTTATATAAGTTCATTTTTTTCAACACATCATAGATTATGTTTTCATTTTTTAAAACCAATTCCTCCTGACTTTCAGATAATTTTTTTTGCTTCATATATCACCTACAACTATACGATTATTCCTCCCTTAAAATATTTAATAATTCTATTTTATATTGATGGTTTTTTTCTCCATCTTCGGGATCTGCTAATCCCCACGGTTTATTAACATATTCAATTGCTTTTGTAATCTTCTGTTGTAATTCATATATTTCTCTTGCTTGATCCTCCTCTATCTGTTCACTTGTTTTCTTTAATACCTCATATTCTTCTTTTAATAGAGATATTTCCTTTTGTAATTGTTCTGTTTTTGTATCTACTATTGCTTGTACATCACTATCTGTATAATTCATAATCTTTTCTCCTCCTTATCTAATTAAATATCATACAAATTATAGTCATTAAAACTATAAATACTGTGAATACTATTAATGAAATTGTATTGCATACATCTTCATCTCTATCCATTAATTCTATTAGTTTTGTGAATTTTTTCATGTTTCCTCCTACTTTTTCTTCTTATCATCAAGCATATTATATTTGCCAGAAATGTATGCTAATGCTACTAATCCAGCAATTACTATACCTAATCCTACAATTATACATTCGCCTGTATTCATTTGTTTTTCCTCCCTTCCTATTTTTCATCCATAATATAATTTTTAACTGCTATGTAATCTGCTGATGTTATCTTTCCATCTCTATTGACATCATGCCTATCATATCTTTCTAATCCTACTAAGTATCCTAGTTCTAATGTGCATATTGTTAAAAGAAAGATACATATTACAAGTATAAAGTCTCTGCCCTCTTTTAATTTTTCTAACATTACTCATCACCTTCTTTCTCTATTTCTTTACTCCTATATTTCACTCGTATCAATCAATACATCTCTATTAATGGAGATTCTATCCGACATATCAAATATGTACCTAATTCTTTTAATATGGTCTTTTTCTAAACATTTTGTCAATTCATCTTTAGATATACACCACTCAAAAGTAGAATCACTAAAACAGACTATAAAATCATGACCTTCTATTTTATCTATTGTTTCTTTATCAAAAAAACTTTTATATTTTCTTAATTTAATTCTTCTACATACTTCTTTCATCTGGTACTCCTATTATTTCTTTATATGCTGATAAAATTCTTTTTAAAGTAATAAGTTTAGATTGTTCTTCTATTGCAATTATGTAATCATCTTCACTGTCATATTCACAGTTGTAGTTTATACTAGTTCCTTTAGGCTCAATTTTATTTATCTCATCTTCTAAATACTTTATAAACTGTTTTCGTTGACTTTCGTATTTTTTCTTTTTCTTAATTAAACTTAGACACTTTTTGACATTTTGATCATTTTCGCTTGCTATTTTTATTCTCCACTGTTCTTCATCTTTGAGTTCTTTCTTTAATTTTTCATTTTCTTGTTGTAATTCTTCGACTTTTTTGCTATTTCCAATTCTTCCACTGCAATCAGTTCTTTCACAATATTGTTTTCTTAACTCTTTTAATTTGTCACAATTACTAGGACACCATATATCTCTTTCTATCAGTTCTTGGATTTGTATGCTGGCATCGTGTAATTGTTTTTTTAATTCCTTGTTTTCTTTTAATATTTCAATACTTTCGTTATGAGTTTTAGCAAATTGATTAAGACATTCTTTTCTGTCTTTTTGTAGAAAATCTATTATTGCTAATAAACTTATATTTCGTAAGCATATTAATTCTTCTACATTTTTAAAGGCTATTTCTTCTATATTCATTCTGACACCCCTTTTAATATTTCACTTAATTTTAGTAAGTTATCTACGATTTTATATTCATCTCCAGCCTCAAACATATTGTTTATCTTTCCTAATGCCTTGCCGATTATCTTTTTATAATTATCATTTTGACTTTTCAATGTCTCATTTTCGGTTCTTAATTTTTCAATAAACTTTAAATCATCTTCCCACATTTCTTTTTCTTTATCTGTCATTAGAATAATACCTCCTCATTTCTTACTTTTTTTACTCTATAACTTTCACCTTTTATTTCTATAACTGCTGTTGCCATTTCATTGATCCTATCTACTGTCTTATCCATAAAGTTTCTACTTCCTACTAAATCTTTAATAGAATAGTTGCTGCTAAATATAGTAGGCTTTTCTTTGTTATATCTCTTGTTAATGATTTCAAATATCTTATCTTGACTAAAGTTATCACCACTATTTTTAGATAGGCTTTCTGTTCCTAAATCATCTATGAATAAGAAGTCTACATCTGCAATGCTATTGATAACATTATCATCTGTTTCAATTGATTTAGAATTGTATGTATTTCTTATTGATTTTAAAATTTCATAGAAGTTAGTAAACAATACTGAATATTCCTTTTCCATTAATTCGTTTGCCATACAGGCAGTTAATACAGTTTTACCTACACCAGAATTTCCATATAGATAAATACCATAACCTTTGTTAAATACTTCACATGAAATATCACAATACTTTTTACATCTGTTAAATGCTTCTGCAAAACTTCTATTTGTTAAATCTAAATCAGAAAATCTTATATTTTTATATCGTTTATCTATTAGTGATCTATCTTTTAATTTTTCTATTCTAAGTAATCTTTTTCTTCTATCTTCTTCCTCTTTAAGCCTTTGCTGTTCTTCTTCATAACATTTACAAACACATCTCCTGGCAATCAAATTATTTCGCCAATCATTGCCTACAAATAATTTCTTTTGATTGCATACAGTACAATAAATCATATTGTCTTTTATGTATTCATTCTTTTCTAAAGTGAAATTTGATAAAATGACATTTCCATTTTCATCTATGTTACTACCTATCGTACTTGGATAAGTCTGATTTAGCATTTCCTTGATGGATTGCATTATTGTTTTCCTCCTTATATGGATAAATGTCGGTCCAATTTTTTAAGATAGATTGTTCTAATATTTTAATTTGAATTTGTTTACTATTTGACAACTTAAATAGTTTATTAATTAGCATAGTTAATGCTCTATCAGTCATAGGCTTTTTTATTAACTTTCTCATTTTTATATAATCATAAATAGTATTTTTGACTTCATTATTTTCAACCATAGAATTTAGAATTTCATCGTAAGATGTTTTCTTTCTTTCTTCTTTCTTCTTTATATCTATCTCTATACTCTTATCTCTATCTCTATACTCTATCTCTTCGTTATTTTCAATAACATTACTATCGTTACTATCGGCGTTACTATTAGTAACGGATAATTTTAACTGTTTTTGTCTTTCTCTAAATCTTTTTTGTCTTTGAGCATTTGCATTTGCTGCTTCACTTCCTACCATTTCATTGAAGTTAGCAATTTTCAATATTTTATCTGTTTCTTCATATATAAGCCCTAATTTTTTAAACAATCCTAATGCAATTGTTACTGTATCAAAATCAAAATGTTTAGTATCTCTTACAATTTTTTCTACATTAAATGGAACTATCATTTCACCAATTTTAGAACACATTTCTCCATTGTTATTGGCTGTATTTAAACATAACATTTGATACAAAACTATATATTCACAACCATTCTTTTGAGATAGTAAAAAATCTATAGTTTCTTGATTGAAAAAGTCTGTCTTTAACTTGATCCAATAATATCTTTTATCTTCTTTCATATCCTCACCTTATCCTTTCTAGGTATGTAAAAAGAGTACCTATACACAACCCACAAATTATTTGTTAAGGATAGCCTGTGGGCTGTGTATAAATACTCTTCATGCTACCCTTAACAATATCATTTTACCATTTATTTACAATTATGTCAACTACTTTTTTACTATTTGAAGCATTTTATTTAAACCTTTATAAAATCCTTCTATATCTCCTGAAAGTATTTGACCTTTCATTGTCTTATATGTATTCTTAGGTATCTTGTATTTAAGTTTCTTTAGTTCTTTGAGTGCTTTATTAACCATTTACTAATACCGCCTTATTTCCTGTTAGTTCTTCCCATCTTTTAACTATTACATCACAATATTTAGGATCTAATTCCATGCTATAAGATTTTCTTTCATTTTGCTCACATGCTATTAATGTTGTTCCACTACCAGCAAATAAATCTAATACTATATCTTCCTTCTTTGTATTGTTTTGAATTTGATAGTCAAATAATTTAATTGGTTTCATTGTTGGATGTTCTGCATTTCTTGATGGTTTATCAAAGTTTAATACAGTTGTTTGAGTTCTATCACTAGCCCATAAATGACTTGCTCCCTCTTTCCAACCATATAAGCAAGGTTCATGTTTCCAATGATAATCTTGTCTACCCATAACCATAGAGTTTTTGTTCCAAATTAAACATTGTCTAACTTTCCAACCATTATCAAAACAAGCACCTCTAAAGTTATATCCTTCACTATCAGCATGCCAAATATAAAAGACTGCTCCTTCTTTCATTACACTATCTGCACTAGCAAATGCATCTCGTAAAAATTGGCGGAAACTATCATTGTCCATCTTATCATTTTTAATTTTTAAACCAGTACCACCTTCATAATCGACATTATAAGGAGGATCAGTAATCAATAAATCTACTTTTGTACCATCCATTAATTTTTCCAAATCATCTATAGCAGTACTGTCTCCACACATTAATCTGTGATTTCCTAGTTGATATATATCTCCTAACTTTGATTTCGGTTCTTCTACCTCTTCTAATGCTCCCTCAATATCAAAATCATCTTCTTCTGCTTCTGGTTCTTCTTCAAACATTGTCATATCAAATTCAAAATCAGACATATCAATATCTTGAATAGCCTTTAGTTCTTCTTCTAATTTAGTAAAATCCCATTCTGCAATTTCTCCGACCTTATTATCTGCTAGTCTAAAGGCTTTAATTTGCTCTGGTGTTAAATCATCAGCAATTACACAAGGAACAGTTTCTAAGCCTAATTTTTTAGCAGCCCTAATTCTGGTATGTCCAGCAACAATAACATTATCTCTATCAAGAATAATTGGTACTTTAAAGCCAAACTCCTTTATGCTATTTGCTACTGGTCCAATAGCATTTTCATTGTTTCTTGGATTATTCTCATATTCTTTAATATCACTGATGTTAATTTCTATGATGTTCAATATCTTCACTCCAATTTAAAGAATTTCTTTATTTAACATTTCTAAACAATATAGTGGTCCTGTACCAGTTGGTTCATATATTCTTATATAGTCATATTCTTTGAAGTAAATTAATTCTACATCTTCTCTATCTTTAAAATGCTCTACCAACATTTTGTACATCTTTTCTCTATATTCATGGTAATTTGGTAACTTTTCTAATTCTTCTTCTATAGTTCTTAACAACTCATGGTTACCTTTAAAATGTTTTCTATAATATTCATCAATACCATAACTCTCTAGTTGTTCTAATATGCTTGTATATGTATTATCTTTTTCAATATCAAAGATACTAATTTGTTCCATATATCCCTCCTTTCGGTATGCAACATTACCACTATCTTATATTGCACCTATGTAAGTACTAACTAACCTAGATATATCAAGACTTTAAGCCCTATTTTTTATCTAAAATAGTTTTTAACTTTTTTAAGGTGCTTTTTTGGCTCAAAAATTTGTTAATTTCATTTTAACACCTCCTTTATTTACTATTTGAAGCATTGAAGCCCTTAAAGGACTTCAACTGCTCCAGTTTCTTTGCTGCATTTAATTTCTGTTTTCTTCCCATCAAGTTCAAACCTCCAAGAATAAGTAGTAGGTGTTTCCTTATCAACATACCAGCCTATAACTTCATCAAACTCTTTATATTTTGATTTGTTATAAACTTTCTTAATTCTACTTACTGCTTGTTTGTTTGTTAGCATTTTGTATTTCCCCTTTGATGTTTTAGTAGGTTATCTCCTAACCTCTATATATATAATAACATATATGATAATATATATCAATAGTTTTGTTTCATTTTTTATCTGTAATTTATTATTTGAAGCATATTACTCTTGACTATCTACAAATCTAGTAAAGGTATTCTTATATCCTCCAATAGCATAGTCTATATATTCACTAGTCTTATTAATCCTTGCTTCTTGAACTTTTTCATTCGCTAATTCAGGATGTTCTTTTTGTACCTTTCTTCTTGCTCTTGTTATACTTTCAAATGCTGGTAATTTATATTCTTTATGATTTAACATAACATCATAAAATGGTTGTCTAATTACCACATTTTCATTAATTAACTGATATACTCTATACAATAAGACAAAATCATCTGATCTAGTATCTTCAAATCTAGTTAGCACATCTTTAACCATATCCTCCACTTTATATAAATCAGTTTTCATTTTTTCCCTCCAATTCTTTCATTTTTAGTAATATATCTAGATATACTGTTTCTTGAGTTTCGTTAAAAGTATCTACCAAGAACATTACTAACATTTTCCAATTCGTTTCTAATTTATTTAACTTTGCCAATTTCTCTGCTGTATATAAACTTAAATATTCACCTTTCATATAATCACCTCTTTTTACTATTTGAAGCATAATGCTTAATCAAATAAACTAATTTGTTTTTTAGTAATTTGATTAGCATTAGTACTTTCTATTTTCAATGGTTCAGGTTTCTTTTCTATTTCCTTGGAAATACATTTACTACATAAAACTAAACCATTGTGTCCACTACAATAATCCCATTTATTGCATATATCACATTGATCTTTAAATGACCTCATTATTATCACTGCTTTTCCTTCCTAATATTTCATCTGCTTCTTCTTTTGTATAGGCATCATATCCATATTGAGCATTTTGTTGTTTGTTTCTAGTCTTATGTATTTGATTTAATAATATTTTTCTATTTCCCTCATTACATAGTTTATTTTCATTATCATGAAATACTTTCATTAATTCTAATTGATTTTTATATATTCTTCTTTCAATTCTTAACTTATGCAGTTCTTTAATGATCCTATATGATTCTGTAACTTTAACAGGCTCTAATTCTATGTAATGTAACCAATAATCTATTTTCTTATCAGTTAATGATTGTAAGGTAAACAACTTTTCAAAATACTCTTCATTATCTTCTAATAATCTGATTGCATTGCAGATGTTGTCTAACACATCTACTGTACTTGGTTGTTCCATGTATCCCTCCTTATATCTTGTATTCCATATTTTCAAATTGTTCTTTTGTTACTATTGATTTAATATCTTCTGCAATTGTAAATGTTCCATCTTCAAAATTAATTGTATTTAATATTCCAATTGTTAATCCTAATGAATAAACTTTCTTGCCATTAACATAATCTCCTACTTCAATTAAATCTAATATGTCATAACTATAATTTTTTACATATTCTTTTAACTCTTTATCCCATAAAAAATTATCGTTTTCATATACTAAATCACTTATATCTCTTATTTGACTATCAAATAAATGGCTTTTTCCACTTATTCCTTCGTTATATCCATAATGTAAAAGTTTTGCTATGTAACCTTCTTTGGTTCTTACATACATTTGTACATTTAATGCTTTCATTTTTAACCTCCTAATTTTAATAATTTTTTTAGTTTATCTTTATCAAACTTATACCATTTATATTTACATTTTTCTTTTTCGGTAGACCATTCCAAATCGCCACATTTAGAACAGCAATAATTAAATGTATCACCTAGAAATTGTGTTAATTGATTTCTTCGACTTTTTCCTAGATAAATCATATCTTCATTACAACAATATGATTTTTTCATATTTACACCTTTCTTTCTCTATATATTTGTTGCAACATTACCCATATGTTATATTGCACCTAGTAGACATTGAATAAGACTATATATATCAATGCTTTAACTAGTTTTTACTATCTAAAATAGTTTTTATGATTTTTGACCTATATTTTCTATCTTTTTTCTCATATTTAGGTATTCCTTACCAGCGGGACTTTCAAAATATTTATTACATAAATCTATTGCACAGTTGACTGTTATATTTACTATTTTTTTTATAGGTTCAATAACATCTTCTGGTTCTATATTGTTTGCAATGCAATAATTAGCAAAATTATGTTTTGTTTCATCACTCATACCTTTGACTATACTAGCATTTGTAATTTTAATATGTTCCATCTATTACTCACCTCCAAATCTATCTAAAATAGTTTTTATAAAAATCGGACTGATCTTCTGTTTCAAAACAATTCATTTGTGCTATTAATGTTTTGTTTAGTTCTTCTGACATTTTTTTAAATTCTTTGTATGGTATATGAATTTCGTAACCGAATAAATCCCATCTTTTCTTTTGCAATTCCTCTACTGTCTTTATATGAATTTTTTTATTTGGTGCTTTCATCTATTACTCACCTCCAACTAATTTTTTAAATAATTTATCTGCTTCTTCATCATAAAATTCATTGATAATCATTACTTCTGATTTTCCTCTTAATTGAACAACTATTAAACAACAATGGTCTTTTTCTTTTGAAAAATCATAACCAATTGTTAATGCTCCATTTACTAGTTTTTTAGGATTATCCATTATTTTAGTTATTGTTTTATTTTTTAATTCTTCTTTTGTCATCTATTATTCACTCTCCTTTACCATAGCAACAAATCAAAAATTGTATATTTACCATTTTTCTTTAATACATGTTTTGCTATTTCATTAGCACCATTTCTTTGAATACCTTTGGCCATTAATAATTTTATTAATTTCTTTCTTGTTAGTTTTGTTGAATTATCTATATTTATTGTCATTGATAATTCAGTTGCTGATACACTTTTATACGGATCAATTTCGCTTATACTATTAGTATTAACTTCTTCAAATTCTATTGTTCCATTTAATTCACATTCATTTCCATTTTCATCAACCATTAATAATTTAGATGGTTTTAAATAACTTGTATTCATCTATTCACTCTCCTAACATACATCAATAAATCCATCTGGATTATCTTCACAACAATTTCTCATACCTTTAATTGTTTCTAATAAATCATAATAAGTTCCCCAACCATTTTCAGGATTTAGTTTTTCATACTCCTCTTGATTCACTATTAAATCTTCAATGGCTTTTTGTAAAATTGGTAATGCTTCTTTACAACTCATACCATCTAATGCTTTGAACCCTCCAGGAATACATTTGTAATACATTTTTGAAAGATTATAAGTAATATTCCTATCAAATATCTCAACTTCTCTTGTTGCTCTTACTCCTATGTCTAAACTCATCTATATTCACTCTCCTCTGATCTAATATAATTATCATAATCTACCCATAATTTATCTATTAAAGGTTGCATATATTTAGGTATTTCTTGTCTATGTTTTAATACATAACTTGCATATGGTTTAATTGCTAAACCTCTTTCTAAGTATGCTTCTTTATTTCTAAAATCAATTACTATTGTTTTTAGTTCATCATGTTGATAATTAGGTATTAATCCAAACCTTCCAACTCTCAATAGTCCCTTTACTTTCTCATAATTTGAATATGACTTATAAGGTGATAAATCAAGACATTCCCAATCAAAGAAATAATAATATTCAATACTTTCATCTATACTACTTCTTCTATTTTCTAGTGTTTTTTTATAAAACTTTGTAACAGCAAATTTATTAAGAAATTGCTGTAAAAATGGTGGGAAATAAGTTTGTAACATATCAACAAAACTATCGTTATTAGTCATAAAATACCTATTATAATTGACAACAACCTTTTGCTTATCACCATCACATATAAACTCTAAATGTTCATTATCTGCTATGTTTTGAAAAGTTATAGAATTATAATCAAATTCTCTTATCATTTCTCCTCCTGCCATAAATCCTCTTCTACAAGTACTTTTGGTATTCTTGCTTCATCTACTTCCATTGGCTTATTCATTTTCTTTAATTCTGCTAATATTTCTTTTTGAATAGTTACTAATTTATGAATATCCTCATAAAATCTTCTTTCGTATTGATTCATAACTTTCAACTCCTTTACTATTTGAAGCATTAAAACTTCACATTTTCTAATTTTTTTCGTTTTTGTTCTCCTGATGTTTTAGTATAAATTCTTGTTGTCTTTAAATCGTTATGTCCTAACAAATCTGCTAAATCTAGCACATTCTCTGGATAACTTTCTAAAAATACCTGTGCAAATAAATGTCTAAAGTTATGAGGATGTACCTTTTCTTTATTAATTCTAGCAATTCCTGCAATTTTCTTCATTTGTCTCCAGATAGTTGAAACTGCTGGCATTTTACCTTTACACTTTGGATCAGTTGAAAGAAATATGTAACCGCTCTCTATACCTTTTGATTTATAGTATTTTTTTAATTCTCTTGATAAATCTTGCCTTATTACTATTTCTCTATCTTTTCCTTTGTTATATACCTTGATATTCTTTCTAGGTGTTTTTTCTAGGTTTTCAACTGTAAAATACTTTAATTCTCCAATTCTACAACCTGTCATACCTAAAACTTTAATTATGTAATATAATTGCTCGTTGCCTGTTTTATTAGCAATTCTTAATAATCTTTTAAAGTCTGCTATGGTTAATGATTCTTCATTGCTACTCTGCTCTTGCATTTTATATTTTTTAATTGTTAAGTCATTTAACCCTAACCATCTTAAATACTTATTTAATGATACTATCCATATATTCATACTCTTTGGACTTTCTGTTATGGTTCTTATATAGTCTTTATAATCCATAGTAGTATCTTTTGTTATTGACTTCTCATCATCAGGAAGCCAATTAATGAATTTCATTACATTGTTTTTATATTGCTTTAATGTATTTACTTCTTTTTCTTCATATCTTAATTCAGTTATCCATTCATCAACTTTTGATAGTAGTTCTTCTTTGTTCATAGTTATCACCTAGAAAGGTAAGTCCTGATCCGTTATTTGATAATCTGTAAATGTATCTTGTTCTTTTGTTTCAACTTGTTGTTGCTGCTGTTTCTGTACATTTTCTACTACATCAAATTCAGATATAAATATGTATTCATACTTCTTACCATTTACATCATCACATTTTAACCAGGCATTTTTAATCTTGATATCTGTTTTGTTTTCTAATTCAACACCCTTTTTAAATCTACAATTCTTATACCAATTAACATAATTTCCATCTTGTTTTTTATCACTTAAACTTAATGAATAATATCCATTTTCATTTTTAAATACTTTTACTGAATAATCACTTGTTATATTCATTCACTTTCACACCTTTCTAATATTACCTTTTGTTTATCACCATCACATATAAAATCGAATGTTTCACAATGCAAAAAGTATAATCTTTCTAGTTCTTTTAGAGGAAGTTTTGTATAATCAATTTCAATCATTTTTCCTCCCATTCATTTGGCATTTCATATATATTAAAATCATTCATTGCTAGACTTTGTTCTATACAACTTTTTTTTGGAAGTTTACAATTTTCTAGTATGTACATATTTTTAATTTTATCTTGTATTTCATCTAATACTTCTAATGCTCTTTCTTTTGATTTATATCTTCCTAGTTCTACTTCTCTTCCATTAAATGTTAGTAGTAAATATACATTGGACATTTCCACTATATTTTTTGTCACGCCCATAAATATATCATTAACTTTCAATAGTCTTTCTCTGTTTTGTGTTCTAATCCATATATCCATTTTTACACCTCTTCTTTTGACATTTTATCTAATTCTTCTAATTGCTTATTTATTGCTTGTAATTCTTTAAATGTAATAGGAACTGAGTGACCAGAACGATCTCGTTTCTCTACTTCGCACTTTTCCACTTGCTTGCTAATTAGAAAATCAATCATAAAATAATCATCCCAAATTGAATTTTCAGGTATGCTTTTTATATATATAATATCCCATTCATTTGCAGAACGTTTTTTATATCCTAACTCTTCAAACATTTCTTCTACACTTATTTCTTTCTCTCTATTAACTATTTTTGTTGTTGCCATATTTATCACTCTCCTTTTTTTCTATATATTGGTTGCAACATTACCTATATATTATATTGCACTATATGAATATTGATTTTTCCTTTATTTTATAAGGTTTTAAGTCTTATTTTTTATGTAAAATAGTTTTTATGATTTTTGGTAGTAGTTTTTCTTTATAAAACACATAATGATAGGTTCCATCACTGGTACGAACACTAGTTATATATTTTACTTTTATATCTTTTCTACTAATAAAATTTTTTGCTTCATCTAACCAACTAAATACTTCTGCTTTCATTTTTTCACTCTCCTTTCTCTACTTATTTTTATGTAAAATATTTTTTATGATTTTTGAACCAGTATCAAACATATTTTTTATAAAATCTGATATGGTATAATCTAGTAATTCATCTAGTATTTGAAATAAACTAACCGCTAAACATATTAAATATAATGTTGCTAATACAAATAACATAAATATTATAAAATCCATCTATTCACTCTCCTTGTTAATAATTTTCATAACTTCATCTATTACCTTTTCAGTTAATTTATCTGCTTGTTCATCAATTAGTTTATTTAGATCATTTAATTCTTCTTCTTTAATAATGCCTTTTCTAATTAATATAATAACTAATGATATAAATTGTGCATTTAGTTTAATGGATTCTTGTCTTAAATCATTATTTAATACCTCTCGTTTAATTTCTTCTCTTGTCATCTATTCACCTCTTTAAATAAATTTATTATTTGAAAATTTCTGTCTATATTTAAACAAAAATTTTGGATGGTACTTATTCAGTAAATGCAACAATAATTTTTCAATAATACTTTTTAGGTATCTGAAAAACCATATTGTATGATTTACCACTTTGTAATATTGCATTACATTCACCTTTCGTATTTTTTAATCACATTATATTTAGTTTTCTTTATTGGAATAAAAGTTTGTATAATCTTCAATGGCTTTTATTTTGTTGTTAAGTCTCTCGATTTCATAATCTTTGAATTTTATCTCATTTTTATATTTGTCTAGGAGATAACCTAATTCATCAATTACTTCTAAGATGTTTTTTTCATTCATTACTTTGTCCTCCATAGAAAATTTTCTTGCAATACTAATAATACAAACTTGTGTTCTCTATTTCAATATTTCAGTTAATTCTACATATTAGAGTTATTATTCCTTTTTCCACAACAGCCACATATCTGAATAAGGACCTATTAGTTCATCTTCAAACACCTCATAGAACCTTTCCATAAGTCCAAATGATGGATTAGATTTACCACTCTCAATATCTGAATAATGCTGCCTAGTTATGTCTAATTGTTCAGCAAAGTATTTAATACTTCTTTTGCCTTTTTCTCTTGTTCTCCTAAACTTTATTAGAGTAAACCTCATATTTATTTATCACCTCCTAACAATGTTTCTTATTGAAAGTTAATTTTACTTTTTGAAGCATACAATTCACCTCACTACCATCTATTACCATTTTACTATATTTAAATAATTTTGTCAATAATAAATTGTCATTTTCAAACTTAAAGTTTTACTTTTTGAATACTTTAGTGTATATTTATATTTGATAAATTAGAAAGGAAGTGTGGAAATGACTAAAATACAAAAGTCATTAGATACTAAGGAAATTGGAGAAAAGGTTAGGCAATTAAGGAAAGCAAGATCAATGAGGCAAGATGAACTTGGAGAAGTTTTAGGAGGTTTAAGTAGAGGACAAGTAAGTAATTTAGAAACAGGGAGAAGAAATTTAAATATTCATCAAATAAAAATATTAGCAGACTTTTTTGGAGTATCTTTAGAAACATTAGGATTAAAAACAGAAGAAGTAGAAGTTAATGATTTATTGGCTCGTGCAAAATTAATTTTTGAAAATGATACTGTACCTTTTGAAGAAAAACAAGAATTGAGTGAAGAAATTATGAAAATGTATATCATAGCAAAGGAGCAAATAAAAAAATAGAAGTATCTCTATTTGATACTTCAAGGAGGTGATATTTTATGCTTTAGAGCCATATATTAGTTTTATCTCTTTTTAATTTTTTTATTTCTTCTTCTGATAAACGATTGCAACCATCATATAATCTTTGTAATTGTTCTTTTGTAGGCTTTTTTCTTATAACAGTATGTTTCATAATATCACCTCCTAATCAACTATAACAAAATTGATTAAGAATATATTATTAAGATACTTCTTTAACTTTAATTTTAATTTTTAAATTATTTTGGTTGGCATATAATTCATACAATAACTCATAGAATTTAGTAATATTCACATTATCAATCCTTTCTTATCACATTGTGAAAGATAAATGCTTCAAATAGTATATTTAATAACTACATTATGAAACAAAATATAATATTATTACAACTAGAATTTAAAGGGGATATTGGAAAATGAAAGCAAAAAGAATAGCAGGATATGTTAGGGTTTCACACGATGAACAAAAGAAATATGGCTATTCAGTTCAAGCACAAATAGATAGGATTATAAGGTATGCAGAAGAAAATAAATGTCAATTAGTAGAAATATATGTTGATGAGGGTTTTACTGCTACAAAAATGAAAAGACCTGATTTATTAAGAATGTTAAACGATTTAGATAAATTTGATGTACTTGTATTTACTCGTTTGGATCGTTTCTCTAGGAATGTATTACAAGCAAACAAAATGGTTGAGATTATGGAAGAATACAATGTAGCCATTAAATCAATTGAAGAAGAAGATATTGATACAACTACTGCTGATGGTAAGTTCAACTTCAATTTAAGGGTATCACTCGCCCAAAGGGAAGCAGAAAAGACAAGCGAACGGATTAAATCAATATTTGAATTTAAGATTAAACAAGGGCAACCAGTAAGTGGTAACCAACCTTATGGTTATAAAATCGTAACCAAAGACAATAAGAAAACAATCGTTAAAGATCCTGAACTTATACCTATTGTAAATGATATATTTGAATATTTTGCTAAACATCATACTATAAGAGGCACTATGACATATATTAATGGTAAATACGACATAAGCAAGAATTACAATTGTATTTATAGAATGCTAACAAGTACTGAATACTATGGACTATATGAAGGTAATCCTAATTACTACCCTCCATACATCACAAAAGAAGAATTTGAAAAGAACGTACAAAGAAGAAAAGCAAATGTTAAAGGAAGAAAAGGAACTAATGTTTATCTATTCACCTCCCTAATGAAATGTCCTTTTTGTGGGTTCAAAATGGTTGGTAAGTTCACCAAAAGAAAAAACAAAAATGGGACAATTAGAGAATACTGGGGTTACATTTGTAGCAACAACCAAAGAAATAAAGCATGTGCTAGTGGTAAGGTTATTAATGAAAATGTAATTTTAGACTTCCTTTTAAAAAATGTTGAAAAACTCGCTCAAAAACATATTGCAGAAGTTATGGAAGTTAAACCAGCAGATAAAACCGATTTACCTCAAAATCGGATTAATGAAATTTTAGAGGAAATTGACAACTTAAATTATATGTTCCAAAAGAAAAGAATCGACATTAAAAAGTATGATAAAGAATATGAGGCACTTGAAAAAGAACTAGCAAACTTACAAAAAGAAACACCAAAGGAAACTGATATTACTATATTAGAAGAATTTTTAAAGAGTGATTGGAAAGATGTTTATAACTCTTTAGACAAAGAAAATCAAAGGGCTTTATGGAGAAATTTGATAAAGGAAATTAAGTTTAATAAAGATTTTAAAATAGATGTAGATTTCTTATAATATTCGTGTTCATAACTACATATAGCCAAGTGGTTAAAGTTAGATATGAACATAAAAGAAACCCTTGATAATCCTATGTTATCAGGGGTTTTCTAATGTACCATACTATAAAATTTTATAATTAATTCCATTACTTCTTTTTCATTGTATCTATCTTGTATCATTTCTAACACCTCATGATATTCAATTTCTTCTTTCACTTTTTCATTATAAATATCTACTGCTTTGCTAAGTTCTGCATACCATTTAAACATAAAATACCTCCAATATAAATTAAATTTTATTATATTAGAAATATTATTTTAAATCAAAGAAAAAGAACCCTTAAAGGGTTCAGGCTTCTTTAAATATTTCTATGATTGTACTTAACATTTCAACTGGATCTTCTGTGTCGTTTATTTCATCAATCACTTCCCAGTATTCAAGATGTTGTTCTTCTTTTCTATTTGAGTTGTATTTATCAATAGCCATATTTAAAATTTCTGCATATAATATCATTTTCAATTACTCCCTTAAAATTTATTATTTGAAGCATAAGAGGGAAATTAATCCCTCTCTTTTTATTTTACTATTACTAGTTTTGCTCTAAATCTTGCAAATGTACTTTCTATAATTTCATATTCAAATTCATCATCTGCTACTACACGCATATTTGATATTAATACTGCATTTATATCCCTTTCTGACAATCTTGTTATTGCCTGTGACATATTGTTTACTGTTTCTGCTGTATCAACTCCATGTAACATTGCATAATTTAAACACTTTGCAATTTGATCTTCAACATCTTTACCTTTTGCTAAAATAAGAAGTTTCATTTTTTGTTTTCCCCTTTGATGTTTTAGTAGGTTATCTCTTAACCTCTATATATATAATAACATATATATTTATACACATCAAACAAAATGCTTCTATTTGAATACTTTTTTAAATTATAAATATTTTATCATTATCCATTGTTTCAATTGATCCGATAATTTCTAGTTCTTCTAACCATCGTGTGAAGAAATATTCTTCCTCACTATTTTCAATTCCTAGTAATCTTTTTAATTGGATAATGTCAGTAGTATAACCACCTTGTAACATAGCAACTACTTCTAATAATTGAGTTTTAATTTTATTTTTAAGTTTTTCATTTGTCATTTTTTATTCTTCCTTTCTATATTCCAATTACTAATAATATATCTTCTGCATCATTTAATATTGATATTTTCTTTTCAATATATTTTACTTTATCTTTATATTCATTTAATGTTATTTCAGCACCTGTATAATTTTTATCTTGTTCTTTAAATTCTTCAATATCTTTTTTAATATCTTCTATTGTTAATTTTGTTGCTCTCAATTCTTGATTTAATTCTTTTAATTTTAGTTCTATTTCTTCCATTTTAATCACTCCTTTAATTTAACTTTTAATTTTTTTAATGCTTTTAGCATCTCTTAAATAATCATCTATCTTATTAATATCGGCTTCACCCTGCATCTCATCTAATTTATACCATTCATAATCATCAAATAACATATTATCTAAATCTAAGACCATTTTATCTAATACATATCTTTTACCATTCCATTTTTTATTATTATATGTAATTAACCATTTGCCTTTTTGCTCTAACATTTTTTCTTTCATTTTAATCTCTCCTTTTCTTAATTACACATATATTATAGCATATATTATAATATATGTCAAGTAATAATTTACATTTTTCTGACATTTTAACAAAATAAAAAAGGACTACATTAGTCCTCTTCATCTTTGATATCCAATGTTTCCATTAATGCTTTTTGTAAAACTGCTGATACATTAACTCCACTTTCAATGGCTTTTTGATTTAAATATTTAGGTAAAGTTACTGCTTTTGTAATTGATTTATATTTATCCTTTTCTCTAAACCACTTCATATTTACATCAATATAAATTAGTTTTTGGTTATCCTTTAGTTTGATTTCTTTAGGATCACTAGGCTCTTTAATTTCTCTTTCATCAGTTTCTAACTCTAAATAATGTAATCCTAATGCTTCTTTTCCTTTTTCAATAGTATCTTGTATGGACTTACCTCCAGTATAACAACCTTCTATATCAGGAAAATAAGCATTATATAACTCTTTTTCTGAATGTTTTTCAATAACCATAGGATAACAAATAAAGTTTTTAGTCATGTTTTCCCTCCTTAATAATATATATTATAACACATATTATATTATATTCAAATTTTAAAATAAATTAACAATTTGAAGCAATTTAAATTTCAAAAGAACCCCTTTCAAACATTTCATGAGTACATATACTATATACTAAATTTTCTATATCATCACCAGATATAAACCAGCCATCATTCAAATAGCAAGTATTTTCTTTTATTTCAACTATGCAATGATTATCTAGAAAATCTCCCACTTCTATTAAATCTATTATATTATAACTGGCTTTGACTATATGACTTTTGATTTCGCCTAATTCTTCATCACTTGGATAGCAAGGCGGTATAGAATAATCTATGCTTTCAATAAATTCACATTGATTACCTTTTAATAATAAATAATTTTCAACCACTTCTTTTGTACTATAACTATTTACTAATCTTTTTCCTTTTGTATAATGCTCTTCAAATTCTTTAATTTGTGCTATAAACCCTTTATCAGTTCTTACATACATCCCAACTTTTAATTCCATTTTTTAACCTCCTAAAAATTATTTGGCATATTTACATATACAAATATTGCTTTTTTATAATCCAAACTTTCTATTTGTTTTATTGCTTCTTCTTCGGTTAAACCTTCATTTAATAAATATTCTAAATACTCTTCATAATCATTTCGGAAAATATAATCTTTATCATACCAGTCATAAGATTCTACTTTTGCATATTCTTTTATTTCTGCATTTCCAAATTGTCCTAACCAGTAACCACAATTATCTTCGCAAATTTCTCCATTTACCCAAGCATAAATAGATAGATCAGGATTTTCATTGATTAATTTAATTAATTCCTTATTCACTTTTAGCACCTCCTATTATTTCTTTATATTTTGATAAAACATCTTTAACTCTAACTACTGAAAATATATCGTTTTCATTGTCTAACATATCTTCTAAATACCTTACAAACTCTTTTTGTTGAGTTTTATTTGTTTGAATTATAAGTGCATTAGATACAGCGACATTTTGCCAATAATGACTTTTTTCTCTATCTCTAGTCATTTATTTCACTCTCCCTTTTTCTGTTTTTATATGTTCTATTGTCTTTGCACCATTTACAAGAACCATGATTGCGACAAGATTTATCTACTGCTTTTGCTTTTCTATATGGCTTTCTTTTTTCTTTGCCATATTTAATTGCTTTGTCTAAAGACATTATTCCTCCTCTACTATTTGAAGCACTTTATTTATAATATCTAATATATTCTTTTGGATAGATGTTTTAAATTCATAATCAATGCTGGATTGTACTTCTTTTTCTTCCTCTTTTTTCATTAATGGAAATGAAAATTCTTTAAATACATCAAAATTATTTATATACTTTTCTATCTGTTCTAATGCTTTCTCTAAATCATTTGCTCTATGAATGGTCTCAATTTCTCTTTGCTCTAGTTCTAATTCTAGTTTCTTATTTTTTTCTTTTAGATCTTTTATTTGCTGTTCTAAATATGCTGTGGCAGCATCTACATTTAAATATCCTATTGATTTGTCTAAATCTACTTGTATAACTCCGCTTTCTAGCATTTTATTAAATATTCCTAATATTTTTGTCATTTGAGTGAAAGTTAATGTTTCTAAGTCTATTTTATTCATTACTATCATTTTCTTTCTCCAACTCTTGCATATAATTTGTAATCATATTGCATAGTATTACTTCTGCTTGCGTAAATGTTTTACCATATCTTCTGCCATATGACTTTTCAAATTCTTTTAGTTTAGTTTTTCTTATATATTCTTTTAACTTATTCCAGTCATCTTTTAATTGTTTATTTTCTTGTTGTAATTGCTTTATATAATAATAAATCATTTCTACTTGATTATAAGTCATATTGTAATCTTCAAAAGTTTGACTATATGTGTCTAAATGTTCTTTTAAATCACTGATTAATTCGTATTTATTCATTCTTTCACCTCTTTCACACTTAATATTTTAAGTACATAATATAGTTTATTAGGCTCTGCTCCCCATTCTGGTTTGCCATAATCTATTTCTATATAGCAATCACATTCTAGTGTTGGACTACTCTTTGAATATCCATTTCTTAATCGAATATAATGCGTTCCAGTATATGCTTTTTCATTCAGTCTAAATTGATAATATGGTTTAATCTCTCTATATTCTTCTTTCTTTTCGCCTGATTTTATCATATCAAACCATTTCTTTTTTATTGGTAATGTTAGCATATTTACACCTCTTTATCTTCTAATATTTGTAATAATTTGTAATAGCTATCATTTTGTAAATTCAAACTTACTTTACCACTAGGTGCAGAATAATAAGTTTCATTTTCTATATATTCAACTGCTTTTTTATTAATTTCTTTTTGCTTTTTATATTGAATTTCTAACTTTTCATTTTCATCAAGTATATAATTAATTGCTTCTATTTCTTGACTATTTATAATAGTTTCTTCGTGTGTTTTATAATGCCCTATTAAATAGGCAAATGTTCTTAATGCTAATTCTTTTTCCATAAAAATTATTCTCCTCCAATTCTTTATCTATATCTTTTATTTGCTTTGCAAAATATTCAGTATAAAATTTGTCTCCAAATTGCTTTGCCAGTTTATATCTTTCTAGAAAAGATTTTCTGATCTTTATTAATGCTTTTTTTCTATGTAGTTCCATTATTTATTCATCTCCTTTATCATTAAAATAATTCCTACTATCGCACCTATACCAATAACCCCCATTATAATTAATGGTATATATAATATAAACATCCCTGCCTCCTCTACATTTGATAAGTTAACATTAAATATAGTACATACAAACTTGCTATCAACATCACTAGGAAGAACATTGTTATTAAGAAATAGCCTATACTTTCTACTTTTGATTTTATTTTTAGTTGCTTCAACTTAATTTCTTCTTTAGTTAATTTTTTCTTCTTAGGAAATTGCATTCTCAATTCCTCCTTTTCTTCTTCTGTCAGTTCTCTCGGTTTCATAAACCTAACCTCCTTCTACGACTTTGTGATACTCTTCTTTTCTCCTTGTTGCATTCTTCTGTTGATTTGGCTTTTATGAATGTGTCATTTGGTAAAGTGCAGCCATACTTTTTAAATTGATAATCTTCTATTCTTAATATCAATTCTTCCAAATATTCAAAGTTACCATGTTCTTTTTTAAAGTTACATCTAAATGCATCTCTATTTGGTAATGCATGATTTTTATATTTATTAAAATAGAACTCCAATTTAAATTCATTCATATTATTTCCCTCCTAATTCTTTATATCTTCTAGATACACCAGGTATCCAATCACTATTTAAATTGTTAGGATCATTTTCTGCTCCTATTGGTGCATACTTAGGTTGAATGGTTTCTATTGTTGTACGACCCTCATCATAATAATTTCTTTTTAAATTAGATATATAGGCTTCTATACCTGCATCTAAAGTTTCATAACTATAGAACTCCCCTTTCATACCATTCCACATACCACCAACATTATTTTGATATTTAAATATATAAGAAGTGTAGTCCCAAGTTTCGTGTAAAGATATAGCAACTGCTAATCTCCAGTCAATGCCATAATCTTGTGCTACCTTTTTAATTTTGCAAGATACCTCATCTAAAGTACACTCACTTGATAATTCTTCTATTTTTTCAACACTCTCTAATTCGACATTTTCTTGGCTTTCTAGCAACTTTTGTTCTTCTTGGTTTATTTTCATCTTAACTTTATTTTCGTTTGATTGGGCTTTTACTATTAAATCTGAATATATTAATTTATTTGAATATAAAAGTCCTAACATAAATCCTATAAATATTAATACTGCTGTTCTTTTTACCTCTTTTAACACTGTATCTACTCTTTTTTTATTTTTATAACCTTTTCTTGTCATTACCCCTTTATTAATTTTTTTCATTTTCTATCCTTTCTATAACCAACCCCTTATGTAACCGCTTACATTTTTATGATAATATAAGTGATTAATGCTATTTCTAAATAAAATAGTATTACTCCTCTATTTTTATATATACTTTTAAATACTTTCATTATTCAGCACCTCCTATCATTAAATTATATTTAGGTGTATATTCTTTACCAGTTAATTTATTGATAACGAATATGATCTCATTACCGCTCAATACTGGTATATAACCTTTATCATTAATTAATCTTTCAACTTTTTTTATTTCCCTTTTCATTCTAATCACCTTTTCTTTTTTATATCTTTAAACTGAGGAGAACTTTTAGTTCTCACTCAATTTTCTAATTATGTTGTCTGCCATTATGAACTCTTCATATTTGCCAGTTTCTTTTGTAAGAAATCTTGTTAATAATGTTATTATCAAATTAATTTCTTCTTTAGTTAATTTTTCCATTATTTATTCTCCTTTCCTTAACTACAATATAAGTATATCATATATTATAATATATGTCAAGTAGTAATTTACATTTTTTTGAATTTTTTTAAAATAATAAAAAAGACTAGTATTTACTAGCCTTTATGATGATGCTTGTTTATTTCTTCTTCTATGTGTTTGATCTCGTTTTCTACTACTGGCATTCTTTTAGCAAAGTTATTATGTTCTCTAACTTCTCTAGTTAATTCTTCTATCTTGGTATCAGTTATCGCTTGGTTTCTAGTTACTTCTAATTTAATGTCATTAACTATCTTTTTGTTACTGCTAAAATTAGTAACTAGTACACCTAAAAATGTAAGCCCTCCTGTTATTAATGCTACTGATATAGTATCACTCATTCTTAACACCTATACCTTTGTTAAAAGCATTAACTGCACTTTCAATTAATATTTCTAATTCAGTTTCACTTATATTAATACCTTTTTCATTTAACCACTCAATTGATTTTTCTTTTGCTTGATTAAATTTTTCTTGGCTTGTTTTCTTTACTCCAGAAACAGAACAAATTTGTTCCACATATTCTACTGTTGCTTTTACTACTTCTTTTTTTGTTTTGTCATTTACATATTTATCATATGTCTGTTTCAATTTAGTACCAATAAAAGTAATTACCGCTATTAATATAGTATTTAGAATTTCAAATAAATTATTTTGTATTGCTGTTAAAATTGATTCCATTTTTTTCACCCTTTCTATTTAAATAAAACATTTCCTAGATTAACTGCTCCACTATCAATATTAATTGTTCCATAATATTCATTTCCAATGGCTATACTAGAAGCAGAAATACTAGTGTTATTTCTGCCAGTAACAATTATTTGATTAAATAACACTTTATATGTACTGTTAGCACCATATTGAATACCACTTGAAGTGTTGCCTTTTATATTAACAGTTGAATTTGATAACTCATTACAACCCCAAGTTCCATAAATATTAGTGGCAGTTGTATTATTGATGTTGACTTTACTGCTTTTAATTTTTCCACCATGAAAGCCATAAATAGTAGTGGCATTATATGTACCTATTTTTATATTTGCATTTTCTATTGTTATATCTCCCTCACAACTAAACACTGCTAATATACTTTGAGTAGTTGAAGGACTTGCTGGTAGGTTTATAGTTGCATTACCAAAGTCTAATATAATGCTCCTGTTAGAAGTTCCTGTACTATTGAAATCAAATATCATTTGATTTTCTATTAATGTATCCGCTCCTAAAGATCCACTTACTGATATTTTCATTGAAGCATTATCTGCTACACTTGAATAATCTCCTGTACCATTTAAGAAATTCTTTACTATATTTGATAATGCTATGTTGTCATTAGAACCAGTTGCTATATAACTACAACTTGCTAATTTATCAACTTTATCTTCTAATGCTTCAACTTGAACTACAATACTTTCTGATGCTGTACCACTTACTGATTTCTTATTAACAAATTCTACATCTTGTGTTGCTACATCAAGAGGAGTAGTTAATGTTATAGATGTTCCAGCACTATTTATTGTATATTCAACATTTTTTAATAGTCTCATACCATTTATGAATACATTAAGAACATCTAAGCCATTATGAACATAATTGATTGAAGTAGGTATAGTTATAACTGTTTGCCCCACTGTATTACTTCTATATACTGCTTGATATTCTCTATATAAACTTGTTGCTGCTACTGTATCTTTAATATCATTAAACCAAGTGTCAAATTCTGTTGTTTGATTATCAATGAAATCATTTTGTGCTGCTTGATATTGATTAAACAATGTTGTTGTATCCATTTGATTTATTAAACCTGTTATCCAACCACAAACATCATTATTTGGTCTGGTATCGGTTATATTTGCAGAAGATATTGAAGTTGCATTCTTACTAACTCTTACATATCCTAAAAATATTTCTGTTATATTATTTGTTCTGGTGATTGTTGGATATGTTGGATTAGTTGCCAATGTACCTTCTTTAACTGTTAACACTACATTTCTATCAGTTGAACTCTTTCTTATTACTATTGCATCATATCTATCTAGAATTACATCTGCTGCTGTTAGTGTTATTTCAGTATCACTTTCAATTTCAAAATAATGATTGTCAACATATCCTCTACCTGATTTAACAACTACTTTAAGTCCACTTGTACTAGGAACTACTTGACAAGCATTAGATACTGTTGCAAAAACACCATTTTCTGACACTAAGCCTTTAAATCTTTCATTTACATCTTCTGCATTGTAAACTCTATCTGGTGTATTGTCTTTTACTACTGCATTAAAATATCCTGCTTTTAAATCTATATCCATTTAGAACACCTCCTATATTCCAAAAGTTAATGTAATAACTTTTCCATTTTGATCTTCACTTTCAATAACTTCAATTACTCTTGCATTTATGTATATACCATTCCAACTTTCTTTCTTAATGGTTACAATATCGCCTAACTTGAAATCCTTTTTATATTCAAATCCTTTTAATATAACCTCTCCAGCAAAAGCAACAGTGATTGAAGTTAAATTATCTAATCCTTCATCTTTCATTTGATTTTCTAATTCTGTTTCAGTTATATCTTCGTTGTTAGAACTTATATTTCTTTGGTCCACCCAGATTTCACTTCTATCAATACCAGTAGGTTCAGAACTAGTATTGTAGACCTCAACTATCTTTCTTGCTAAACCTTCACCTTCACCAGCAACATAGGCATAATTTGTATAACCACTTACATCATTATCATATTCGGATTTTTTTAGATTATCGTATTCATCACAAAAAACTATCCATGAATTTTTTGTTTGATTATATGATCTGTCTATACCTTTATACATTTCAAAATATAATTTTCCATTTCGTAAAGGCATTTTAAATCCTAGTCCATTTGCTTCACAAGTTTCCTCTATTTTTTCTAGTAAATTTGCTCCAGTTATTTGCATTTCTATTTTTTCAGTAATAGAAGTATCAATATTTCCTAATTCAAGAAAACTAATATTTCTTTTTGGATTGTTTGCATTGATAGCATTTATATAAACTAAATTTCTGATATTGTCTTGTAAGTTTCCATACAATTGTGTTTGTTGAGATACTATTCTCGATCCTAGAACTTTACCACTAGCAAATCTTCCAGTTACAGTTATCATATCTCCTGTTTCTGGCTCATTTTCAAGATGTATTTTTTCAATAACACCAACATTATCTTCATCATCATCTCTGATAATATAGTAACCATTTAGTATTAAGTCTAATTTATCTTGTGTTAATGCCATATATAGTTCAAATTCGCCTGTTTTATAGTACCTACTAGCCCAAATAACAGAAGCATTATCTATTATCCCTAGTCTTTCAAAGTTTTTATTTACAACAATAACTTCCATACTAAACACCCTCATAATTTGAATAGTGTTTGAATGATATATTTATATATTCATTGCCACTAGTAGCAGAATAAGTGAATATATTATCTCCTGCTCCTACTTGTAAGAACTTACTGTTTGGAGTTAAGTAGTTAAATATATTTGTTTCTTCTGCATTTCTTATCAACTTAATTTTTTTGTTATTTGTATATGTTGTTATGATTATTCTGTCTCCACTTTGAAGTGTATATGGCTTTTCAGTTGTTCCTAATCCTATAAATTCTTTTGTTTCTCTGTTATAAATCATAGGATTAACTATTGTTCCTCTTGCAAATATTTCGATTTCCATTCCACTGGCAATATCACCTTTATTTATCAAATTTAATATTTGTATGGTTTCATATGTACTAAATGGTTCTGGATTAACTCTGTAAAATGGGAAATAAAAGTTACCTTTTACAGTGTCTATGCTGTTAATCATTTCTTCTACATCTTTCCACCATACATCAGGACATAGAACTGATATTTGACAAGTTGTTAGCATTTGAAATTGATCTATTGTTAAACTTTCAACATTTCCATCTATCCATACATTTCTATTTTCGTTTTCAAAATAGATTTTTATATATTTTCCATTTTTAACATAGTTGTATAGATTAATTCTATTTTCTTCAACATTGCCTTTGATATACATATCAATAACAATATTTCTTGTTCCTGTTCTCTCATGTGTTATTTCAGCACCATCACCAATGTTATCGACTTGTGAAATAGAAGCAGCAGGAGGAGTTAGACCATCAATTCTTGAAACAATATAGTTTTCTTCATTTTGCGTAAGGCTTAATTGTTCGCCTTTTGAATTTTCAATAATTAATTTATACATAACTACCTCCCTTTGAATTTAATAAATTCTTAGATTGTCTCCATATTTCTAATCTGTCTAATGGTTTAGGTGAATTATTTGTTTGGTTGAAGTTATAGTAATTGTTAACAGTTTTACTATTTGAAGCATTTGGATTATTTCCTGATACATTAGTGTTAAGGTCTAAACTAGGAAGATTAATCTGATTAACCATTTTGTTTAATGCTTTGTTTATTTCTTTTTTAGCATCATCAACTTCATCAATAGCACCTTCACTAATACCCATCGTTAAATATTTTCCTACTTCATCAGCCATAACTTTTGAAGGTGAGTGTATTCCAAAGAAATCTTTAAATCCATCTTTAATTTTACCACCAACATCTTTAACACCTGACCAAATTGAAGAACCAATATTTTTCATACCATTAATAATACCCTTTACTATGTCTAATCCTAATTGTTTCCAATCAACATCAGTTATCATAGTTTTTATTTTATCAATAAAATCTGTTATAGCAGTTTTTGCTTTTCCTGGTAATTCTTTAATTTTGTCTATAACATTAGTTACAAAATTATTAGCAGCATCTTTGGCATTTTGAACCATGTTATCTTTCCATTCAATAACTTTTTCAATAGTGTTATCGAACCACTCTTTAATTTTTGTTGGCAAATCTTTAATAAAATTGATAACATTTTCAACAAAATTTATGGCACTTTCTTTTGCTTTCTTTGCAAAATTTATTCCCCAATCAATAACACTACTAATTATGTTTGCTAGTGTGTTAATTATTTTTGGTGGTAATTCTAAGAAAGATTTCATAAATGCTACGATTATTTTGGGAACTGCTTCTGCAAGTGCTAGTGCTATTTTTGGAATAGCCTTTACTATTTCCATAAATACTTTGATCGCAATTTCATATATTTTAGGTGCATTACTTAATAATGCTTCTACTATTGCTAAAATTATTGTAGGTATTTCAGGTATTAATGCTGCAATTAGTTGTGGTATTGCTTCAACTATTCCAAGAAATAACTGTAATGCTCCTTGTATTAGTGCTGGTATTCCTGCAACTAATCCATCAATTATTGCTGTTGTTATCTTAGGTAATGCCTTGCTTAATTCTTGAATTATTGTAGGAATAGCCTGTATTATGGCATTTAATAATTGAATTGCTCCATCAATTAACATTGGTATTCCTTGAACTAAACCATTTATTAATGTATTGATTATTGTTGGTATTGCTTTTACTAATGGTGGTATTATTTGCGGTATAGCCTGTATTATGGCATTTAGTAATTGAACTGCACCCTCTATTAACATTGGTATTCCTTGTAACAAACCATTAACTATTGCTGTTACTATTTGTGGTACTTGTTCAGTTATTTGTAAAGCAATTTCAGGGAGTAATTTTACAATTGACATAAAGAAATCAGTTACACCCTTTATTAGTGTTGGTATTCCATCAACTAAAGATTGAACTATATCTGTTATTAATGCTGGTATGATATATACTATTTGTTCACCAATACCCAAAATTGCATCTAAGATTTGTGGTATTAATTCAATAATAAGTGACACTATTTTTGGTAACATTTGACTTAAGGCATCCATAATATAAAATGCTATTTCGTATATTGCTCCCAAAATTTGTTGAGATGAGTTCATAATTCCCTCAATCAAAGCCATTATCATTTGAACACCTATTTGGACTAACTTTGGTAATACTTCTGTGATTTTTTCTAATACACTACTTATTACTTTTTGAACACCATTTTTTAATTGCTCTTCTGCTCCTTCTGTACCTGCAAATAATCCTTTTAAACCTTCTCCTGCTTCTTTAAGTCCAGGAACTAAAGAATTTAATAAATCAGCACCAAATTGTTTAATTAATGTATTGATAGGCATTGCTACTTTTCCTACTTCTGCCATTGCAGAATTAAAATCACTTGTAGCCTTTCTTGAAGCAATTAAGTCAGCATTTAAATCTTGATATTTCTTTGCTGCTTCTTCATAAGTCTTATTTAGAGTTTCAGTAATTAATGTTGATCTTTCTTGTTCTGAATTACATGCTGCTAATTTTTCATTAAATTCATCTTCACTTATTCCAGCCCAATTAAGTGCATCTGCAAGTGGTCCTGTTACTTGTCCTACTTTGGCTGTTTCATTGGCTGCTTCTGTTAGTCCTTCAAGTGGCAATGAATCACCAAATGTTGCATATACACCTGCTGCAATGTCAGTCCATTTTGCAAGTTCTTCTTCATTTTTTGTAAGTTTTGCTAAATGGTTAACCGCTTCTACCGATTGATCAGTTTCTCCAAGAATACCAACCATGCCTTCATAGGCTTTTTTTCCTGCTTCGGCACTATGTCCAGAAGTGGTAAATGCTGTTTCAAGTTTACCCATATCTTCTACAAATTCTTGGCTGGCTGCTCCACTTGCTAGAAATCCACCTGCAAGTGCTGTTACACCTGCACCTAGACCTTTTAAACCTGCTTTTGCAATACTTCCTAATCCTTTAGATAGTTTTGATAAACTTCCTTCTGTTTTATCAGCACTTTTTTCTATTTCTTTTAAACTATCTTCAACTGATTTACCAGTTTTGGCAGCCCTTTTTTCAGCCTTAGAAACATCATCTAAAGAGTTTTCATAGTTTTTTATTTCTTTTTCTGTTCCCTTAACTGATGCTTCTTGCTTTTTAATAGCAATATTATTATCTTCAATTGCTTTGGCATGATTTTTTTGAGCCTTGTTTGCTGAATCATATTCAGATTTTAATTTGTCAATATGCTTTCTTGCATTTTCAACTTCTTTTGATTGCTCACCATATCTATCAATAACATTTTGTAAAGCCTTTTCATGAATGTCAATTTGTCTTTTTAATTTAACTTTTTCTTCTGCTGCCTTCCGTTCCATTTCTACGGTTTTCTGTTGTTGCTGTTCTAGTATAGATAATTTTTTCTTTTCTGCTGTTAAAACTGTATTTAACTGCTCAATTTTTGCAGATAAACCATCAGAACTTTTACTCCAATCATCCATACCAGCACTGGCTGCTTTAAACTCTGCATTTGCTAACTTAATGTCTTTATTTGCTTGCTGAATACCACTTTTAAATTCTGACAAATCAACTCTAAACTTTGTTGTTACTTCTTTTGCTTTAGCCATACAATCACCTCCTTGTTAAATCCAACCTCCAGTACCCCTCTTTCCAGTAACATTTCTTCTGTAAGTTGAATTACTTCTTTGAACATTGTTAGGTTCAATGTTATTTTCCTCTTTATAGTTATTACTTCTTTGTATTCTTCTTATTAACTTAAATACTTCTCCACTTGGTGTATTCCATATAATAAAAGGATTTAAAGAATAATATCTTTGACATAAACTATCAATAATTCCAAACATAGATAGAGAAATGGGAACACTTTTTACTTGTGTTCCCTCATCACGTTTTTTATTTCAGCAGTTAACTGATCTTTAGTTTCAACAAATATTTTGAAGATGATTGGAACTAGTTTAGAAGTTGCCACACGACTTAATTCTTCTTCTGTTAATCCTTCAAAAATATCTAGCATTAAAGGTTTAACTTCTTTTAGATTTTTTAAGATAGCCATACCTAAAGACATATCAAGTTCTCCTTCGCCTATCTTGTCAAAATCTAGTGTATTTAAAATGTTGTCGATAACTCCAAAAGGTAAATCATATCCTTCTGCTGTATAAGTTTTTTCTATTTCTCTTTTATTTTCTTTTTTTGGTATTTGTAGTTCTAATTTCATTTTATTTTCCTCCTTATCAAAAATTAGATTGTGGGTAATTCATATAAGATAAGGTATTATATGAAAATGTAATATTCCACTGTCCCCACTTATTTTACTATTTGAATACTAAATTATGCACTTGGTGTTGGTGCAAATGATGAAAGAGTATCAGGTGTTTGTACTTTTTTAAACCACTCAGACAAATCTAATTTAGTTCCATCATCTTTAGTATCTTCTAATGCAACATAAACTTTTCTTCCACCATTTGTGAATTTATGAGTTGTTGCAATACCTGTATATACTAGAGACATATTGTTTGAATCTGTTCCAGCATTTTTAGTTGTGTTAGTTTCATCTGGTATTTGGAAAGTTCCTTTTAAAGCCCATTTATAAGTCTTAACTCCATCTGTTGTTTCACTAACATAACCAACTGCAAAGTAAGGATTAGTAACTCCATCTCCTCCACCTAGAATAGCACCAGTTGTTGTATCAATTTGCTGTCCTGTTAATTTTGCTAACATTGAATTTGTTAAATGGTCTATTGTAAATGTTCTTGTTTCTGCTCCTACACCTTTTAAAACTAATGCTGGATTGTTGTCATAATATTTAGTTTCACTACCTTGCTCAGTTGTAACTCCAACTTCAGCAAGTCCTGCTATACTAAAAACTTCTCCAGTTTCATAACCAGTTGAATCATCTTTTGATACTAATGCTGCCACAAGATTTTCACAACCTCTATATTCTGCTATTTGCTTCATATTTTATTCCTCCTTCTTTTTTATAAAATATACATCAAACATTTTCGCTGTATGTGTTTTATTATCACTGGCAACATCTGTTGGATCATCAGTAATAATAAAATCATTTTCTTCTAATTCTTTAATTGCTTTATCAGTCATTTCTAATAAAAATATTCTATCAGTACTATAAGCATTTATTTGATAACCAATATCATTTTTATTATGTTGATTATCATACATTTCTCCTCTAGCATTATCCCAACACCAATAACTAAAATAGTTTTCAGGTTCAGGATCTTCTTTTGATAGAGTACCTTGAAGAATAACATCAAATTCTTGACTTAATTTTAGGCTTTCCAATACCCTAACTAATTTATCTTCCACTATTCATCACCTTATCTAACTCTTTAGCAAATACTTCTTCTTGAATTTTTGCTATTTCTTCTTTAGTTTTAGTTCCATAAATAGTACTCTTTAATCCTTTTACTGGATTACTATAGTTTCCACCATACATTAGAAATATTGGTGTAATACCTTCATCTAAACTAAAACCAATATCAATAGTTCCATTAAATCCTTTCCACTCAATGTTTTTATCATCAATAATTTGCCTTTCAGATTGTCCTTTTGAGTATTTACCTTTTGCTGGCAAATTTGATTTAGTAAGTTTTTCATGGATTAATGGTGTTATATAATCATGACTTGCTTCTAATGCTTTAGTTCCTACTGGAATTATATCCGCTCCTAAATCAGAAAATTGTTTAATCATTTCTTCAAGCCCATCAAATTCTAAACTAAACTTTTTCTTTGACATTATGCTTTACCTTTATTTCTTTTAATTTTAAATTTAAGATATTGGTGCATTTGGTCTATATCTTCTGGTTCGTTTAGAATTTCAAAAGTTGCATTATCTGATAATCTAACTAATAAGCAATCACTTTTTATATCAGGTCTAAACCAAGTTACTATATTTGCAGTATCCTCAATAATATATCTATCATTTTCTGTTCTTTCTGTACCTCCAAAGGTTTTAAAGTTACAATAGATAATTGGATCAATTGCATTTTTATAAATTGGTTTAGATACACCATTCTTCTTTTCGTATTTATCAACTATAAGAAGTTTCATTGGTGTATTTAACTGTTTTATTTCATTTGGCATATAAGACATAATTTATCACCTTTTTTCTCTTAACCTTATAATTTGCTTTTCAAAGTCTGGAGAATACTCATGAAGATTATCTTTATCCCATACACCTTTAGTAATAGCACCAATGGATGATTTGCTATTAACTACTTTTTCAGATACACCCATTCCCATCATATCTTCTTTTACTTCTGATATAAGTTGTAATAGAGTATCATCTTGATAATCTCCTGTAATTCTCAAAGACTTTTTCAATTTAATTAATAACTCTTGCTCATCCATTGGTTAATCACTCCTTTGTAATAGAATATATTTTTGCATATCCTAACTTACATATTTTTATTGTTCTATCTCTATCTACCTCTATTATTTCTCCTAAATAAACATCTCTTTTTAGAACTATGTCAAAATATTTGCTAATAGTAACTATTATTTTAATATGTCTTTCCATAAATCCTCAATTCCATGTTGTTCATAAGAAACTTTATTAGGTATTTTTTGATAGATATTATAAATATCTTTTTCTGATATATTCATATCAAATGGTAAGATATAACCATTAACACCATCTTTTATTTCCTCTTTTGCATTTGGAAACGGTGTTACTAACACTGGAACTCCTTGCATTAATGATTCATACATAGTTATACACATACTTTCAGTATCGGATAATTGACAAACATAATCATAACCAGTCATTAATTTGTTTCCTCTTTTAATAGAATTATGTAGTATCATGTTGCCATATGGTTTTACTCCAACTGGATTAGTTCCATATATATCCCATATATAAGGCACATTATACTTATCAAATAAATCACATAGTTTACACATTCGTTTATATCCTTTTTCTACTGATAGTCTAGTCATAGACAATATTCTTAATATCTTAATTGGCTTATCAGTTGTAATTATATTTGGTATAACTACACTATCTATTCCATATTCATTTAGATATGATTGTCTAGCACATTCACTTACTGATATGTATTTAGTATTTTCATCATATTTTTTTTGCTTTAAGTTCCAATATTTTCTCATTTCAGTCCAATCAGAATGTATCATTTGGTAAATCTCTTTGTATCTAATATGTTTGAATACTTCCTCATCGACTAGCACACTTGTAACAATACATATATCACATTCAATAGTTTCAGTAGGATCACATATGACATTTGCATACTCTCCAACAATAAGTGCATTTTCATAATCTATACTTCTACAAACTAATGTTAAATCATATTGATTGCTAAAAGTCTTACAAAAGTTTATTATAAATGTTTCTATGCCACCTACTTTATACTATTTGAATACTTAATTATGCACTTGGTGTAGTTCCACCTTTTTTAATTCTCATGAAACCTCTGTAAGAAGTTGTATTACCACCAGCAAATACTACTGCTTTGTAAGCAACCATACCTTTCTTGAATTGGTAGTCATAAGATTTTTTAATATCAACTGGACTAAAGATTGCAGTTGTATAGTGTTGTGGAATACCATAGAACATAGTATATTGTCCAGCAGTTGTTGCTGATGCACTTAATGCTTTACAATTACTATTGATTACATATGGAACTGTATTGATTGTTTGGTTATTTAAATCAATTTTATAAGCATGATCTCCTACATCATTTCTTACTAATGATAATGCAAGTAAGTCTGCTTTATTTAATACTAGAACTCCTTTTTGTTCTACTTCTTCATCTCCACCATAATTAAAGATGATTGTATTTAATGTGTCTTGGTCTAATTTATTGATTGTTAAATCATCTGATGCAAGCACACAAACATTGTTATCAGCAGTAGATAAGATACCAGTAAATGTATTAGATGTTCCAGCACCACAAATTTGGTTATATGCTAATCTCTTTTTAAGTGCTACTTCTACACCTTTTCTAATTTCTGCTTCATAATCAGCAGCAGGTAATTTTTCAGTTTCCTCACTAAATTCAGCATAAGCAGTAATTTTAACTTTGTTAATTTCTGCATTTCCAAATTCAGTTTCAGCAGTTGTATAATCTGCTCCTTCTGCTGTTTCTCCACCTTTTCCATAAGATTTTACAAATGGTTCTTCATAACTTTCACCACCTTGTAAGTTTTTCATCTTTGTTAAATCAACAAAACTTGAAACTTGTCTGAATGGTGCAGTTGCTAAATCACTTGATTGATGTTTTGGTAACAAAATATCAGAACTTGCAACTGTGATTGCTCTACCTTCAATTAGGTCTTTTGCTCTTTTTTCAACTAATTCTTGTTGTTTTCTAACTTCTTTTTCGTTCATTTTATTTCCTCCTCTTTCTTCAAAACTTGCTACTTTTTTTAAGTTGTTGGCATCAACTTTTTCCCAGTCAGCAGATCTCTTGACATCTTCTGATGTTGGCTCTTCTTCTTCCTCATCATCTTCTGCCTTTTGTTCCTCTTTATCATCATCATCTTCTGATGTTGGTTCTTCTTCTTTTGGTTCTTCGTCTGCTCTAGGCTCTTCATCTTTTGGCTCTTCACTAGGTTGTTCTTCTAATTTTGCTAATTGTTCTTTAGCATCATTTAATTCAGCAAGAACTTTTTCTAATGTTTCACCTAATGCTCTAACTTCGTCAGCAGTTTCTGCTTTCTTTACTTCGGCTCTAATATCTTCTGCTTCTTTAGTTTTTGCATTGATTACTTTTTCTAAGTATTCTTTCATTCTTATTCTCCTTTCCCATATAGAATTTCAAATTTTAATTTTTCTAGTTCTAATTTTTCTTTAGACCTATCTTCAGCATTCTCCAATACTGCTTCATCACTCTCCAGTGATGGTTGCAAGTTTCTTAATCGTTCTCCAACAATTTCCTTACTCCTTGCATATATAGAAGTCTGATCGTATGCTGGTAAATCTACTACTGCTACATCAAACAATCTACCAATCTTAGTAATGGTTCTTCTTGGTGTTTCTCCTGCTTTTTGCTCTACATTATCTTCAATAACATTAAAAGCAAAACTCATTTTATCAAGTAAACCGCTCTTAACACATTTATAAATATCAACATTATCTGTTGTATCTATTAATTCTGCTCTCATCTTTAAACCTTTATTATCAATAGTTAGTTTAAGACTTCCATTTCTAGTTCTTGCTAAAATCCCTTTAGCATCACCATGATTATATTTTAAAGGTACATCTGATAAGTCAGCATCATCTAGTGCTTTTTTATCAATAACTTCATACCAACCCCATTCAGGATCACCTATTAAAGTTTCTTGATTGAATATAACTGGATATCCCTCTAAAATCATTTTCCCTTCTTCTTCTGTTGCTCTAAATTCAACATTTCTCATTTCTTTATCATTCTTCATTATTATCACCTACCTTTATAGTATCATTATTTGTTTCATCATTGTTATTATATTCACTATTTGAATCATTATTGTTTTTATTTATCGTTTTCATTTGATAATCGTTTGCTATATCACTTGATACCCAATTTAGGAAACGATATGTTTGATCTCCACCATCAATTGGTGCTTCACCAAACCAACTTCTTATTTCGTTTGGTGTACAACCTTGAACTGGTAATAATACCTCTGCTAATTTTATCTTTTTGTCTGCATTCATCATTTGTATTCTATTTGTGTAGAATATAATCGTGTTTCCATTACTTCTTTCAAATGGTGTTAACAATACTCTGCTAAATGCTTGCCCTAAACTGATAACTCCACTTTCTAATACTGTTTCATAGAATGCTTCTTTTTGTTCATTAGTATAATCACCATTTAATATTGCTTCACTAACTCCATAATGTTGTAAGATTGATTTTTTAAAGAACTCTAATGTATCTTTTTCAATTAATTTGCCATTGAAAGGTACTGGAATATAGTCTCCACCATTATCTAATGCAATAATTCCAGTTTTATTTTCTTTTAAACTTGTTTCAAACTTCAACCTTGCTTGTTCTCTTTCTTCTACATTAATTAATCCACCATATTTTAATATACCATTAATAGTTAGTGAACCTTCTATTGTCTTAAATGTTGATTGAAGTAGTTTATCATTCAATTGTAAATGTCTTAATAAAGCACTATTGTTTGGAACACCATTTTTATCTCCACCCATATACTCATTAATGCCATAATTTTTTCGCCAGTGAATTACTTCATCATATAGTATCTTTCCTGAATACTCTCCATTTGGTAGTTGAAATTCAACATAAATAGTGTTGCTTTCATCTTCATAAAAATCTACTTTTCTAGGTTGCAATGGATACAATCCTGTATACACTTTTTTCGTAACACCAGTTTTTTTATTATAGTACAGATCATAAGATGGATAAATAAACACATTATCATAAGTCTCTCTTAAAAATGCTATTTTTCTTATAAAATCTGATTTTGTCATTAAGTTATTTGGAAATTCTAATAAGTTATTAATATTATTATCTGATACCTTAACTTGTTTACCTTCAACTGTTCTTATATGTCTAGGATTTAGTTTAGAATATTCATTCAGTATCCTATTTACAATAGTCAACACTGTATCATCATTCATAATATCTTCGCCAAATTGAGAAAATGAAGGTGCATATCCTCTTACAGAACTAGCCCATTGTAATACTTTATTTGTAACCTTTATTTTTATTTTATCAAATAATCCCATTTGTTCACCTCACTTTAAAGATTTCATATAATCATTTCTATATCTCATAAATATTGCATATAAGATAATCAATGTTACCGCTCCATCTATTCTTTTTGAAGCGGTTACCTTGATAGGCATTATATTTTGTTGTCCATCTATTTCAAAACTTGTATTTGATAAACACCATTTATCCATATCATTTAGTCCATGAATTAATTGACTTTTTAAATCCGCTTCAACCATTTTCATAGGAACACTCATTACATATTTACTTTGGTTAATCATTTCACAAGTTTCACCTTTGTTATATCCATATCCATAGTTTTTCATAGTTTCCAAGAAGTCCTTTGCAAATCTCTGGTCATATCCTAACTTATAAACCATTATTCCATAGTCTGTATAAAGGCTCTTGAACCATTCTGCTATTTTTGCTAAATCAATAGCATTTCCTTCGTGAATTTCACATAAGCCATCTCTTGCCCATTCTTCATATTTTGCTCCTGCTTCTTTATCATTGCTATCTTGTAATTTGCTTTGAGGAATAAAATACTTACTAAAGATATACTTCTTATTATCATTCGGTCTCATTAGTAATATTTTTGCATTTGATAAGTCTGTTGTTTGTGATAAGTCTACCGCTCCAAAACAATAACGATTTTTAAAATCTGCTAATTGTGATTCTTCCTGGATATATGTATAATCACTATCCATAAGCCACATTTGAGTAGCATTTTGTTTTATGTTAAAGTCTTTTGCCAAAACAAAAGCCCTATCTTCTGTTGAATATCTAGCCTTATTTAATTGGTCTCTTAAATAATCCCACTTCTTAACTATTCCTAGAGTTGGGTTAGATTTATACCAACTTTTTTCATCTTGCCATACTTCTTGTTCACTATCTTGTGTATATAACCAAACTAAATATGTATCATCTTCTATTTCTCCATTTAGGACTTGTCTAGCATATTTTAATTCTTTATCTAAATATCCATCATAAACAAATCCCTCTGTGGTAATTAATATTAACAATGGCTCATCTTTTGTGGATTGAGAAGTTTCTATTGATTTAACAATTATGTTATCTTTCATTTCGTGAACTTCATCTACAATTGCAAAATCTATATTTCTTCCTTCTTTATTTCTAGTTCTATCTGATAATTTGAATATCTTGCTGCCATTTAATTTGTTTTTTATAAACTGTAAATTTTTATGAGTTATTTCTCCTTTCGGATCAAACATTTCTCTCATAGTATTCATACCATCAAATAAAATATTTGCTTGGTTATCATCATTAGAACTGCAAACTATATCAGAACCAGAATTTCCTAACATTAATTCGCAATCTCCAATTGCATTGCAAGTTTCTGATTTTGTATTCTTTCGTGCTATTAGCAATATTGCTTTCTTAAATCTTCTTAACCCTGTATCTTTTCTTTTAAAAGAATATAAAGTTTCAAGAAAAGCCTTTTGCCATAACATTAATTGCATAGGTTTACCATAGAAAGGACTTTTAGTCAATTTGATAAAGTTCTCCATAAACTCACTTCTAAGTTCATAATCACTTGTATCATAGTAGTATCTTTCATCTGACAGTTCTTCATAGTACTTGTCTAAACCAGTCATCATTTCTCTTCCTACTATGATTTCACCTTTTTTTGCCTTATCTCTATATTCTTCTAAGCAATTCATTTTTCAGACTTCTCTCTAATCCATGCTGCAATTGGATTTTCTTCATCACCTTCAAATTTACTTAAAGTTGATAACATAATTTTAATTTTGCTATCATGCCTTTGTGATGTATCACTATATATTTTGGTAAAGTATTTTAATTTTTCGGCTTCCCTTTGATTTTTAGGCTGTTCAACTGCCTTTATTTGTGGTTTTAATTTTTCTAATAATTCGTGTTCGTGAATAAAATCATCAAACATTGATTGAACTATTTTCTTTTTATTTTCATCTACTTCTTTAAATATTTCATTCAATTGCTCTATATTCATATTATCCACCTTCTTTTATTATTTGAATACTTTTAATAGATACTAAATTATTAATAAGCACTGTACTAATGATATATTGGATTTCTATAGATTCAAACTACTAACGGAAAACAAGCCTAGAATAAAAACCTTTCCTCCATCGTTTTTTATATATCATCAGTACACTACCTATTAAGTAGTGTAAAAAAATTGTTATAAAGGGGATTTTTAGTATCTTTAATAGATACTGTACCAATGATATAAACCATGTTTTCTAAAATAGTTAGCCTGTTAGAAATATAGTGTCATATTGACGAACCTAACCTATCCATTTGTATATCATCAGTACACTACCTATTAAGTAGTGTTATTTTATATGTAATTTTCGGAAATCAAACTACTTTTTCGCATTTTAGGATTTTTCAATTCAAAAAAGTTTGAAATTTTGGTTTGTGTGAGAAATGAG